GTAGCAAACTGAAAATCCTGATAGAATCCGGCCGCATGAAGATCTACAGCAAACCCTTGTTGACCGAACTCAAAAGTTTTGTGGCCAACGGCACCAGCTATGCTGCCAAACCAGGCGAAACAGACGATCTTGTGATGGCCAGTTTGCTGGTCACACGCATGCTGATGTTGCTGCAAACCTACCATTCTGACCTGGACTCGCACCTTAAAGATCATTCAGACAACGTGATCGAACCACTGCCGTTCATCAGCATCATGCGCTAAATACACTATCATGGCACAAGAACAGAACATTTCAACACAGCTCGATAACCTACTGGTCACTCGTAATTTCGCCCCAGAAATGCTGGATCGACAGGGCAAACCATCTGACTCAGGAGAAGCCAAAACATTCACATTTGACTATGTGAGCAGCAGCGGCAAGAACTATGGAACCATGGTTGTTATTCTGGACTCTGAAAACGATATGAAAGTGTTTTACGGTGACAATCTGGGCAGAGCTATGGAAGGCGACGACAAAGACGAGTTCTTTGACTTTCAACAACATCTCAGCAAGTTTGCTAGAATGCATCGCTGGACCTACAGTGCCAAAGACCTAAACCAACTCAAACATACCATGCAAGGGCTTGCAGCCATACAAGAAGGCCTGTTTGAAGGCTACTATGGCACACGCAAAATCAGCTATGCTGGCGAACCCACAGAAGCTAGACTCATGATCAAACACAATCGTGTGCTGGGCGAAGCAGATGCACGTTTTCGTTATGTGGAAAGTTTGTTTATTGAAACAGCTGATAGTCAACGATTTCGATTGCCTTTCAAAAATCTAGCAGGCGGTCGTGCCATGCTGGAACATGTGCGTCAGGGCGGCAATCCTTATGATGTGCGCGGCGTACACATTGCCGAAATGGTCATGGAAATTGCCACGCTGAGTCGTTTCAACCGTGCCAGTGCTAGCCGTATGCTAGAAGGCAGCACAAAAGAATTGGTTACCGAAGCGCAGACCTACTACAAAAGTCTGCGTGAAAATATCAAACGCATGGCAAGCCCTCGTGGCTATAGTGCGTATTTTGAAACTTGGCATCCTGCCACCATTGACGAACAACAAGATCTGGTGGAAGATATCAAAACACTGTTCATTGAACAGACCCTGGACACACGAATTGAGGCAGCACTGCCGCTGTTGGCCAGAATACAACAACAAGGAAACGCTATGAAAGAAGCACAAATTTTTGAAAACTGGATCAACAGCCTAACTGAAGGCACTTGGAGTTTGCCTGAAACACCAGAACAATTGAACAAACTCAAAGAACTCATGGCCACAGAACTCATTGTGGGACCTGATGCTACCAATGCCACAGAACAACTGTATGATTTGATAGGTGATGATATCTTGTTTGATCGACTGAGCGAGTTAGCTGACAGAGATCCCAGAGCCAATGTCTGGAATGATACTGAAGTAATGGATCGTATACGTGAACTAGGCATTGAAACAGAAACACAAGCACCTGCTGGTGCTGAGGGCGATGCAGCACCAGCTGATCCTGCCGCTGCACCATTACCCCAGCAACCTGTGGAGGAAGGTGTTCTAGATTACGCTAAAGAAAAATACCATGACTATCAAACTGGTAGACAATGGAGTAAATTTGGTAAGGCACAGCGTAAAGGTGATGCTGACGGAATGCAGGCAGCTAGTGATGCGGCTTCGGCACATAGAGATAAACTACAAGTTGCTAGACAAAATCGCACAGGTAGTACACTATCAAAAAACTCCTCAATGGGAGTAGGACAGGATGTCGCTAATTTGAAAGCGTTGAAGGATAAGGGCCTTGTTAAAGAGCAAGAGGTAGCAGAACTCAACACCATGCTGAAGTATGCTGGAGTTCCAGTCATAGAAGGTGTACTAACAGATAGTAATGGTAGCACACTGGATCACATTTGTGATCGCTTTGGCAAAGAAGTGCGTGATTTTGAAACATCAGGCGAAATGAGTGATGACTTGTTCCATGCATTGTATGATTACTACTTTGATGACATGCCATATGGTACAAAAAAGGCCCGTGATGGTGACCCCTATGAATGGGTTGCAGACCGTTTTGCACAAGACCGTGGTATCGACGAAAGTAACTCAGGCATGATCATGCCCGAAGCTGATCCAATCTCCACATTCGAAGTCAT